TGTAGTTCTCAGTAACCTCGACTGCTCTTTTCTTCTTCATCCTTCTAATCCGAGAAAACTACATTCATATCAAAAGTAAAGCTCGGCGTAGTGCCAGAAATAGTAGCCACCCACCGATAGAATCTTGCAGCTCCAATTGTAGCCACTGCATTTAATTCCTTAATACCGACCGCAGTGATAGCGCTCATAGCTCCTGATGGGACATCTGTCCAAGTGGAATTGTCATAGGAATATTGAAGTTTCATAGTTAAGCTGGGAGTAGTGCCGGAAACTGCGGTTACTTTCAAAAATGCGTGAACTTTTGTCGGAACTTGACCGGCCATCTGGTCTTCAAGTTTTAAGGTAGAACCATTGGCGGTTGCGGTGAGGACTTTGGCTATATCTTGAAATTGACCTAAGAGTTTCATTCTTGCCTCGCTATTCTGGTTTGCTTAAAAGATTACACCTGCAATTTATAACTTCGCCTGGGGCTCCTCCGGTCTGTCCGGGGAATTCCAATCCGTTGCTGAAAATCTGGTCCAGGGGAACGGTTTCCCCGTCAAGTTCTTTGTGAGAATCCCTGACTCTATCGTCTCTGGCAGAAAGCCAGGTCTTAGTTTGAACAACTCCGGATTGTCGCCAGGATTCAACTGTGCCGAAATTATAGGCCCCTACAGTCTCAGTCCTGGCAATAGTCATAGCTCGGCCGGCTGTCATATCTTTGAACATCCCCCGGATTTCATCCCGCAGATCGATGACTGTCTTGCCTTCTTGAACTACCTGAATGACAATCTCCTTCAGTTTGCGATAGGTAATATCATTGATTCCCTTTACCAGATTTGTTCGCTCAGCGATATATTGGGGTATCCTTTCAACCTTGATATCAAAATCAACTTCAATTGGAACTGCATCTTCTAAGTCACCCAGAGCCTCGGTGGCAGCATTTTTAATCACAATCCTGTAACGCCGGGTCAGGGCATCAGTAAGTTGTCCGTTCTCTACTATCAGATCAAAAATAAAGCCGGCCATATCTTCACTGAAAAGAGTCTCTCTTTTTTTTGCCGACCGACCCAGGTACTCATCCATTCTTTTCAGTACCCGCTTGAGCTGTAGATTCATAAACCGGACTACTGTCTCAGCCATCAGTTGTTCTTGTTTTCTCAAAGACCGATCAAATCTCTTCCACATCCAGCTGCGATAATTCTCCGAATCCGAAGCCGGAATCTCTAAAGTTTCGAGCCCAACTTCCTGTCTGCTCTGATAACCATTGGCAGAAGGAGCATTGTTGATGATTATTTTGGGCTGAGATACGGATTGACCGGAAAACAATCCCGGAGCTCTTTGCCTAAGAATCCTATCCATCTTTTTCTTCATATTCTCTTCGGACATATCCAGAGTCTCATCTTCGCTATCAGAAAATCCAAAATCCAAACCCAATTGTTTGTAATCATTTTCCTCATCCGGCACACTTTCCAGACCCAATTTTGCAAGAGCAAGGTTTCTTTTGATTAGCCCGGAATTCCATAACGGCACAATCGAATCGACAGTTTCTCTGAAAGTCTCCTGCAGAGCTTCAACTTCGGATAAATCATGTTCGAAATAGAATCCCTGATTGCCCTGTCTGAAGCGCGGTATGAAAATCTCATTCAGGGCATCCTCAAAAAATTTAAGTCTCGGAATAATCCCCTCCAGCCAGAAGCTTCTTCTCTGCTCCCGGGCATTGGCATAATTAGCGAATTCAAAAACTCCGCCTAGCATGGGGGGAACATCCATCATGGCCAGGATCTGCTCCCTCTCATAGCGGCGCATAAGATTCATCTCCATGTCTTTTTGGGAATCCCCGGCTTTGATGAAATTTATGTTTTCATTAACAAATGCCATCTTGAGTAAATTATTAAGATTCTTACCGCCATCCGTTCCATGTTCTTCATACCAGGCTTCCCGGAATTGCCGCCATTGCTTCTCATTGCTTAATCCCTTTACCTGGATAATTCCGGCTGGCATAGCCCCATTCTCAAAAAACTTTTTATTCCATTCGGTCGAGTAATAATCCAGGGCTAATTCGGAATCACCACTGCGGACCCGACTCATACCATACCAGGGATCAGCCGGATTCCAGTCTTTGATATGCAGAACCAGTTCCTTCGGAATCGGTATAGCCTGGTCGTAGATGTCAGGGTTGGGGAAATAGATATAGCCGGCAATAAAATCATTCTTATCCGGAATCACTTTCATCTGGGCGGTCCGAGGAATTAGAATTTCTTTTTTGTTGGGGTCAAAAACCAAGAAGGCATTACCAGTCAGGTCCCACCAGGCCGAAATAGCAAATCTGAATTCTCGGCCAGTCATAAATTCATTAGGCCGCCTAAAAAGAGTTAAAGCCGGACTTTCAATAACTTCTTCCGGCTCTCCATCTTTATTTGTCTTCCAGAGCTTTAATTCCGGAGTAGAGAAGGCATGGGCTCTCCTACGGATGGCTACGGCCAGATTCGAGGAAAGGGAAAAGATACTTTCGTCTTTCTTGAAATCCTCAGTATCCGGTGTATTCCAGCCAGCGATTTTGTATTCGGGAACATTGAAAGTGATATTGACCTGTCTGGCTTTATCGGGTGGCGGCCCAAGAAGCAAAGTCTTTAATCTACTTAGACTTCTCTTTAGGGCAGATTCTTTCTGATTCACGGCATAAAAAATAGATAACTCCTACCGTAAGGAGCAAATAAAATTTTTAGCCCCCGATAAACCGTTCACCGGGGGCTACTTAAAAGGAGTTATGTGAGGATGCGAGGAAAGTTAGTTGAGGGAGGCGTAAGGAGCAAATTATTCCAGACTCTTTCGTAATTTTTCCCAAGCCTTTGGTTTAACTAAATCTAAATTGTCTAAGAATTGTTGTACAGTTATCCCCCTGCCATCCGATTTTAATTTCTTGGCCAATTTTCTTAAGTCTTTTTTGGTCATATTTTCCTCTTCTCTAAAATTTCATTAACCAAATCTAATAAATGGCTTCCCACTCTGCAACATCTGATTTGCAATGTAGGCATAATTATGAGCGTGCCGATAATGGTCAGGGATTCCTGAAGGCTCCACCCATTTATAGCGCTGGCGGTCTTCGTCCCATACCCGGGTCGGGGCACACATCTGATTTAGAAAGTCGCCATTATCAAGGCTGCGATAATTCGTCGGCAGGCCGATTTTCTTCTGCAGAATCTCAGCATGCGAACCATCCAAAGTCTGAGTTCGGTCCGCTTCGATGCTCTGGTCGTCTTCGTTTCTCTTGATGGCTTCTAAATTGGGCTGGGTAGAATATCTACAGAGCCAAACTTTACCGCGATGTTTGGCCTGGAATTCTTTAGCTTTCCTAGTCTCCGGCATAGCATCGATTACACAGATGGCCACATTGAATTGAGTCATCAAATCATCCAAGTCAGAGAAATTCGGATGGCTGGCAATGTGAATAATCCGGTCTTTCTCTCTGATTTCAAGGTGGAGCTTTGTGCCAACATCCACGCCCATAACGCTTTGCTCAATGGTCGATAAATCAAAATAATCCTCGACGCAAATATCCAGGAGAGCCTGGGTAAGCTTGGCGCCGGTCGAAACGTATGTTAGCCCTAATCGTCTATTGTAGAATACCTGCTTTTTGGTCTCATCTCCCAGGGCTTGATTGAAAAGGGCCCATAGCTCCCGGATTTGAACCGTGGATACGAAAAGATGAGAGAGTTGATAACCTGAAATTTTAAGCTGAGGATGGGCGGATACGAATTCGCCTTTCTTTAGCCGGTCAATAGGCTGATGGCATTTTTTGCAGTATAGCCCAATATCCCTATCCAAATCCTCTTTCCAAGTTGAGTCCTGTAATTCCCACGTGGATTCATTTTTTTGCCGGACGACATTGACGAAAAAATCCAGTGGCTGCCATTCTTCACAATGATCACACTTGATATGCCAGAATTTCTGGTCAGAAGTTCTGAAGAGTTCATCTATGCCATTGTTGTCAATCGTAGGATTCCCCACCGAACGGTAGTATTTAATCTTGGCTGCCTGATTCCGGTCGCGGGCATATTTGATGTTATCCTGATCGCACAAATCATATTCATCTATGGTCACCACATCGGCCGGGAATTCCCCGAATTCTGAGAGACTATTGGAGCCCACAAGTTTCATCGTCCCTTTACCGAAATGCTTCATCTGAGAGGAGTCCGAGCCCTGTTTGATTTCCCTCAGTCTCTTTCCGTAATAGGGAACTAAATCTCTCAGCTTACTGATGCGGTTAGGGACAAAAGTATTTCTCAGGGGCTGGGTGGGCAGGACATAGAAAACCGCAGCTCCCCGGTCACAGAAAGACAGAGTATCACAGATAAGCCATTCCGTGATTCCGGCCTGGACACATTTGACGATGATTATCTCTTCTGCTTTGTCCTGATAAATCGGCAGAAGGTAAGGCTTGTCCGAAAAGTCTAAAGGCTGGTTATTTGTGTTTCGATGATGACGAGTCCCGATCCAGAGAGCCGGATATTCGATTTCGAGAAGCCGGACCAATTTTTGCCGTAGCTCCAACAAGTTCTGATAATTTTCGAATGTCCTTGCGGAGTTCCTCTGGGCTGACGTTTCTGTCCGCACCTTCGCTGTAGACATATTCCCTTAAAATTCCCACCCCCTTCAAGAATTCAAGAGTGGGTTTCTCTTTGCGCCTGGCCAGGAAAAACCCCAGATTATCCAAAGCCTGCAGGATGTTTCCAAAGA